TTAACAACTAAATATACGAAACGGCTTGCTATAAAGCAAGTTAAAGTTCAATGATTGTGTGAATTTTTGTCTTTAATTCTTTCAGCTCATTTTGCTGAGTTAAGAGGATAGTATTTCTATAATGTTGCCAATTTACTCTGTAACGAGTGTCAACAACGCCATTATTAAGCTTCTTAATTAGTTCATTTAAAGCATTAATAGTGTATAAAGTATTGCTATCTTTTTTTCTATGTACGAGGATTGTATTATCAGGGATCGAAGCTACATTTGCTTGATCTACATTATAAGTAACAACATATTCGTCATTGCTCTTTACGTGCAATACAAACATCTTGTTGTACATTATATCATATCTTGATTGCAATTCACTTACTAAAGAATCTAATTCATCTAAAGTAGTAAACGTGCAGAATAATTTATTATTCAAATCTATACTATTTTGGGGTGAGTGTATATCTGACCCATAAATATAGTCATAGTTAGGTAAAGTCGTAACTGCTTCCATTTTTTTCTGTAATTCGTAACTTTAATTTTTTAAAAACTTGTTTAATATCGTCCAATACGGGCAACTCATCTTTATCAACGTCAAATAAGAATGAATCGTACGTATAAAGTACGAGTTTGGTATTCCTACCTTTTAACAGTTTAAATATACGAAATAAAATCTCGATATTCAAGCTTGTTTCCATATTTTGTAAAATATAGTTAAATAACTTTTGTGGATTCATGTTCTCAAGGTTATCTCTTTTAAATTGATAGTTAGAGATAGGGCAAGTAACAACGCCTTCTGTTTGAAAAGTTTCCCAGGTCGTACGTATATACTCAGATGTTGCCTTAAAGAACGGTAAATCCTTATAATTATCAAATACCCCTCCGTATAATTGTTTAAACGTTAACTCTTTTGCTTTGTTGTAATCAACGCCATACATGCTTGCAAAAGCCTTATGTATATCATTATCACCAAAATCATAGTCGACAAGCATCCCACTAAGAGTAGGATGATAGGCGCTAATATCATATTCCACAAACTTATCATTACGAGGAATAAAGCTTTTTCTACAACCGTTTTCTTTGTTGAGAGCCGCATAGTTGATACCATCAAACTTGTTGGAAGGCCTTGTAGTAAGGGTATTAAGATTGTAAGAAGTAAATACAAACTCGTCCTGCGGATCCCTCTCGAAGTGTTTTCTGAATTCATCTTTGTTTATTTTAATTCCATTACGCTCAATTGCATTAAATACTAATGAGGCTTTATCATTATAAAACGGGTTTACCGTGGTTTCAATGCGGTGCTCTAGATCATCATATATTTGCTCACAAACCTCATAGTGTTTGGTAATTGGCACTAATTGGTTTACCGTCAATAGATCCGGAAATCTCCTATATAATGTAGTATGGGCGGTTGTTTTTGGAAGTATATACGGAGGAGATCCTAATGTTATATCTACAAGTTGCTTTAAAATAGTATAATGTAGAAATTCTTTCTTATCTCTTACATATACCTTCTTTAACCCTTTTAAATACAAATAAACCTCATCCTCAAATAAATTTTCGCATTCGGGATGAGAAATAGGTAGAATATATCCCTTGTGACCCAAAACAGGTCTTACATAAAAGGCACAAATAGAGTTTTGTGTAGGGTGTTGGTAAGGATTATTAGGAATAATCTCTACGAATGCTTCTTTAAAACCGCTATTTTGTAACCTTTCAAATTGTTCTTTATTTTCTATTAACCAAAACACTTATTTAAATATACGAAACCTTTTTTTAATTATCAACCCTGATAGAACCTGAGGTAATCATGGTTTAAGAATTCTCCTAGTCCTTCTACTTTGGAGCGACTTTCAACAAGTTTAACTTGTTTAAAATTCATTGTTCTAACTTGTTCTTTTTCTCCTGAGATAATCCAAGGTAAAAGGATTCGTTGATATAATCTTTCCCTTGATGAGGCAATAAAATTATCAACGTTTACTTCTGTATAGAGGTTTTCATTTGATTTTCTAATTATATACCTTTGAAATTCTCCATTAGCTATGTTGTTTGGAGTTAAAATAGGAGAGTAGGGGTTTGGAGAATATAATTTTGAGCCTCTAGTTACTCCTTTTTTAATACTATAGAGAGCATTAGAAGGATAAAATCTAGGGTCTTCATTTTCCCATTCACCACCTTCATCAAAATCTTGAGTTGGAGGTCGTTTTAGGGTTCGACTTGGAATGGGTATTAACTCTAGATTAGGACCATCATTAAGGGTTTTACCCGTGTAAGATCTACCATCTGAAGTGTTAAAATAAGGGCCTGTATAAGGGCGATTTGAGATAAGCTCTACAAGTTCACCGTTACTATAAAATCCAGTTTGTATTTGACTTTTTGGGTAATACATAATTATATTTCTCCTTGTGCGTTACAATCTACATATCTACCATTTCCAAAGAAACGTAATAATTTTCCGCGTTGTCTAGCCCCAGGTGAGTTATTGTAACTAACATGAATCCATTTTGGATTACCATCATCACCCTTTTCCCAAATAGCTTGATCAAAATCTAGCCTAGTTGCTATAAATTCAAATACTTCACTTAAAGGTCTACCATTAGCTACTTTAGTAAAATCAACTGCTTGACCTTTCATATGTTGTGAAGTAGTAGAACCACCAATAGCTGTATTTACTGCTGGGCTTCTGTATCCACTAGTAATTCCTATTTTACCGAAAGCAATTGTAATCGGTTGAAGAATATTAGTATTTAAAGCTTGTAATGCTGCTGTTGCTTCGGGGGTAGGGGTATTATCGTAAGGTTCTGAAGTTCTTGTAAGTTCAGCCATAGTATAAGTAATTCCACTATCACCACCTACAAAATCAGGTATATCTTCTCTAGCAAAACTAATTTCGTTAATTGGGACATTTTCAAATGCTAATAATCCTCGTAAATCTTGTTCTTCACGAAGTTTAGGAACAGCAATAGTTTCTAATTTAGTATACCATTTATTATTATTAATTTCATGAGATACTCCTTTAATTATCCAATATAAAGTTTGTGGGTAATATCTTGGTAAAAACCTAGTATCTACAGTAAGTTTATCATATATTCTAATTCCTGATAGACCATCCATTGTTATTTGGATATTAATAGGGATCATTCCTATTTGGTTAGTACCGTAAACATCTTGGTTACTTTTTACAGCCTCAAGATTTTTAATTTCATTTTCTTGTTTAATAAGAGTTGAAAGCCAGTCTTTTTGTAACTTAACAAAATCTTCTGCTCTATCAATTGGAAAATGTTCGTAACGTAATTTATATGTTTTTGTTTGAAAGGCATCAACTGTAATTCCATTAGGGGTTAATTTTAATGCCTCTCGGAATTTTACAGGATCATAAACCCCAAAAAACCCTTCTTCATGGACTGGGAGGAATTCTATTCCTTCTACTTGTCCTTCAGCATACCCTAACCATAAAAATTTAAGTTGTGACCTAATTTTTAAAATTCTTTCTTGTAAAGTAGGTTGATCTTGACTTTTATTTTTTTGGAGTCCATCAATTTTTGAAGGGTAATATCTATCTATTAAGCCATAATTCCATGTAGATAATCCAGTAGCATCCTCCCCTACTGTTTTATCTTGGGCTTGGGCTCCTACAGATACAGTAGTTGAAAAATCATTAGTTAATTCTGTTTTAATACTAACATCTGTTACAAAACTACCATTAGATATTATTTCTCCTGGTTCATCAAATGCAGCAGTTGGTCTAAAACCTGCTAAATTAATAACCGTGTTTTCATCATTATCTAATGCTTGAGTTCCATAAATAGGAGTTTGATCATAAATTTTTACTACCCTATCATCTTCTAATCTAACAGATAACTTATTTACTCCTCCTAAACAACTATTAGCAGTATCACATAATCTTGTTAAAAAATCAAATAAAGGAATTTTTGTAGTGTTTTCATCTCTTAATCCTTTAATTGTTTCCATAAGAAAATTATACTCAAAATAAAGATTCATTATTTTTCCATGAGTAGGAAATTTTTGAGAAGGGTTATTAGGATCTATAGCACTTCCAAAAACCTCTAATTGAGATGATCCATATCTTGTATCAGAATAAAAGGTACCGCTTGATCTAATATAATGAGTCCATTCATCTTCTTCTTCATTGATCATTCCTCTTAACTCATCCTCCATATAAGGAAGCTCAGCTGTTATCATTACTTTACTAGGATCAGCCGATACATTAATTCTTGGAAAATAACATATGTTTTTATCTGGGTCTGTATCAATATCCATAATAGGTTCATTAAAACCCTTAGGACTATATAATAATAATTGATCTCTAATAAAATCTAATATATCTCCAAAACGGATATAATAAAAGTTTTTATTTCCAAATTGAGCAAAATTACTTACAATTTTACCTACTGAGGTAGATAAACGAGTATAGTTTAATTCAGGGATAGTATCACCTGCTCCACTTGATGATTCTAATACATCATCAATATAAACATTAGTAGGGCTAGTTAAAGTTGTTTTTCCTATAGGATTATCTCTGTCACGACTAGGATCAAAATCTTTTTTTAAGATTTCATTATCAGCATTTTTATAAATGTCTACCTGACCTTTAGGGGTAGCTACTATACTTAAAAATGTTTCTAAAGCAGAAGTATTTTCTGTAACCTCCCCTGAAGTGGATTTGGTGTTAATATCACTACCATATTGAGCATCAACTGTTAAACTTTCAATTATATCTCCCCAACTAATTAAAGATAAATTTATCTCGTAATATTGTTCTTTAGCATTATATTCCCAACTAAAGTTTTTAACCCTTCCAAAAAAGGCATCATAATTACCATCAGAAAATTCTCTCCATTGTTCTATTAATCGTATAAATTCTGTAGGGTTTTCGGTTAAATCTATTGTTTCTCTTCCAGAAGGTTTTACTTTACCTATTAAAAAAGTAGGAATTAAAGTTATTGGAGATGAGCTATATTTACCTTCATTAGTAAAATATAAAGTATTACCCCATTCTATAAACATAGTGTAACCTATTCTACAGTATAGGTTGTCAATCATTTTAAATTGTTCTTCACTATTAGCTCTAATGGTAACCGTAGCTTCTCTTAAAGAACCCATGTTTTTAGATTTAATATCAAAAGAAGTAATACCAGGTAAAGCTTTAAATCCTTCATCAGTCCCTCCATACCCATAAGCTGAATTGTCAAAGGAATTAGTATCTTTTGTTATACCAAATCTATACTCTGGGGTTGAATATGTACTTACAGGTTTAGAGTAATATGCTGTTCCCCCATAAAGTACCATTTCAGTTGATAAACGATTACCAAACCAATCTAAAGGGTCACCCTCTAAATCTAATAACTTAACTCTTTTTTCACCATCGTTATTTTCAACTATCTCCTGTGAGGTTATAAAACCACCAGCATCTCTAGCAGCAGCTTCAATTTCATCGGATGAATAACCTTGGTTGTTATAATCACTATAAAAAGGATCATTTTCTGCAAGATAAGCTAAAACAGCTCGATTTTTTTGCCCCATAGGAGAGTTCTCTGATCCTTGCATTCCAGAAGCAACTCCAGTTGTATCTTGACCACCTAAAGTAATATCAGTAACAGGAGGATTATAAGTAGTAGTTTCTTTAGTAAAAAAACCATTTCCTATGTTAACAGAAGATGCTAAAGCTACAAAACCACTTTTAGCATTCTCCCAAGTTATATCCTCATTATTTTTATTTAATTTACCTAATTTTTCTTGACGAACCTTAATTTGTTGGTCTACATAATCTTTATAAGGTGCTCCAACTATATTAGTACCACTATAATTAATTTTTGCCATAACTTATTTAAATTTGAGTTGCTACACTAATATCTGCAGGAATTCTTAATTGTACTCCGATTGGAGGATAAAGTGAACCTATATATTCTGGATTTGCTGAGGAGATAACCCACCATAGACTTGGGTTTTTATAATATCTGTTTGCTAGTAAGTCATATCTATCTCCAAAAGCTGTAATAACGTATAAATCATTATTGCTTCTAGGGATTTCAGGGTAGATTTTAGCGTCGTAAAAACGCTTACCCTCAGTATTTTTAATTATATTTGTTCTACTATATCTAGCCATTATTCTTCATTTGCAGTTTCACCTTCTTCATTAGAAATTGCATTGTCGTATTCCTTAACATAAGTTCTATATGGGGTACCTTTTGTATATAAACTAACTGAATTTTCATTAGCTAAAGCAATATATCTTTGAGATATGTTACCTTTACCTTCTATACCATCAGGATTATCTGTATCATAAGCCGACCCTACTATTTGTGGAAGGAACGTATGAATTGGGTTAAATCCAACCTGAACTTCTATTCTATGTGGAAGTTCTTTTACTGATGGATCTGATTTTATACCTGAACCATCAGGTGCTGAATCTGCTGTTGCGAAGTTAGATGGGATACCTATTTCCCAAGGTGAATCAGCTGGCATAGTGTAGTTTAAAGAGGTAATTACGCCAGGTTGTTCATAGAAGTAACCACCAATAGTTAATTGATGAAGATTACCTCTCATAAAGCCATTAGTTTTATTATAGTTTGGAGTTAAACTTGATTGAAGATAGTTTAACTTTTGATACATTATAGATAATTCAGGTTTTGATTGAGCTACTACTGTAAAATTAAAACTAATGCTTCTACTAAACCCAGTATAATTATAAAATTCTTCAGCTCTACCTAAGTAATTAAAAGAATCCCAATTAGCTTTCATACTATCACTAATAGCACCATCAAAAATAGCTCTAAAATGTACAAAAGTTTTTTGTGTTGGTTGGTCAGGATTAATTACACCAAACCTAAATTTAACAAAATCATTTTTACTTTTACTAGCAGTAACATTATCTGCATTGTACATATACATTGCATTGATTTTGTCTACAACATTTACTTTCCCATCTACTCCTACAGCTCCTTTAGTGTAATTATTTCTAATTAAACCTTTTTTACCAGGATCCCCTAAGTTAACTCTACCCTCAAATCTAACGTTTGGGTTAGCGTAATTAGGAGCTTGTGTTAAAGTACCATTAGCTTTAGCTACACTATAATTATCAGCACCTATACTACCTTCAGTAATTTCTCTTCTAAAATCTGTAACTTGAGTAGTACCGTTAGTTCTAGATAAGATTTTATTAAGAATTTGTTCTTGTGTTAAAGAAGCAGCTCCATCTCTAGTAGTAACTGAAGTATCTGTTTCTAAAATATTCCCACCTTTAGTTACTGAAGGATTATATAGAATTTCTCCTTCAGAGTTTAATTGGTTATTTAATTTAATGTCTTCAGAAAGACCTGGAAGGGATGAAAATGTTTTAGAGACTGAATTCCAGTTTCTGTTTAGTGTGTTTAATCCTCCATTGGTTAATAAAGATAAAGATTGGAGGTAATTACCAGGTACATAAGGAGCTTTACCTGTTTCTCCGGGTTTACCGTAAAAATAACCAGGACGTGTAGTAGCTAAAGAATTTAAATCACCTGTTGCATCTTGACCACCACGAATAAGTTGACCATCATCATTAATTAAACCATCAAATAGGTTTGGGTCAGCTTCTCCTTCTCTTTTAATGTAACTATTTGAAACACCTTTACTAAAAATAATGTTAAAGAAACTTTCGCCGACTGTTTTGCGTTCAAATACACTATAGTCAAATGTACCACCACTAATTTTAGGTGCTTTAAATCGCTGAGTTTGGCCAGGACTCCCCGCTAAGTTAGCGTTTTGAAGGCCTGTTCTTTGATCAGCATACCTAATATTTGTTCTACCTACTCCTAAATTTGAGCCTGGACCTCCATTATATGATATAACATTAGGACCAAAAGCATACTCGTAACCTTCTATAGTAGATACAGGGGCATTATTTTCTATAGCTTCATATATTTGAACTAATCTGTTTCTACTTTTTGGTTGAGTTGATTTTACCCTAACTGCATATAAATTAGGATTGTTAGAATAAGCCCCAGTAGTAGCAAATGGGTTTAAACCTTGTTTATTTAAATGACCCCCAAAAGCACTAACACCTGCTTGAGCTAAAGTAGATAAAGGTGTATAAATACCTTCATTTCGTATACCACTTGTTTGGGTACGAACAGCTGATTTAGATAATATATTTTGTTTTTCAGTAAATAATAAACCACTTGGATTAAAAGGATTAGTAAAGAAAGATCCTAAACGTACTAGATCTTCTGCTGTATCTGTTACAGCATTTAAACCCCCACGTAAAAGAAAATCTTTAACTCCTAATGGAGATGCAAGTGCTTCTTCAAAAGGAGTTTCTGGGATACCTATTGGGACATAAGGTTGTCTACTACTACCACCACCTCTTCTATCCTTCCCAAACCTTAAGGATTTAAGGTCAGTTTTTAGATCTACTAAAGGCATTTATTATCCAGGTAAGTTATCTGTGTATTTAGCAGGAGTAATTCCGTTTAAATCTAATTGTGATGGAGATGGTTTTAATGGAACATTTGGGTTTCCATTAAGCGAATACTCATCATGTAATTTAGATTGGCTACTTGCTCCTGGCATTGTTGGAGGGGTTGCTCCATCATGCTTAGTTAAAGGAGAACCATCTGTTGCTAATTTGTTTTTAAGTGACATAATTTATGTTTTATTATAAATATTAAAGTTTACTAAATCCTAAAGTACTTGCTTCAGCAAATTTCTGATTATCAACATATAATTTAGTTGTTACATTTGGAGTTCCACCTGAAGATGGGGTTCCTTGGGTAGAAGCTTGAATAGTATCTCTATTGTTAAAGGCAAAAGCACCTTCTTTACTAACTAATATTCTATCTCCATATCCATTACCTGCTGTTGGTGGAGACATTAAATCATCTGCCATTTGAGGTTTTCTAGTAAAAAGAGAACTTAATCCTGCTACCGCTCCTATTGCTAAAGGTATACCTAAACCTAAAGGTATCATACTAAATGATCTAAATATAGCGGCAATAGCACCTCTAAACCCCTGAAGGGCAAATGCTCTAGTTACAAATTTTAATTGTATCATAGCTGGGATAAGTCCCATTACTAAGCCTGTAATCCCTCCTAATGATTTGCCTATATTAGCAAAGAATCCAACTAAGGCACTTACAGGTTTTAAAATTGATAAAATAGCATCAGCTATTACTAAAACAGTAGGGGCTGCTGCTGCAAATACTTCACTTAATTTCTCAGTTAAAGCGTTTATTTGTTCTTGTACTGAAGCTTGTTTTTCTAGACCTTCAAATCCTTCCTCTCCCATTTCTTGTTGGGCTTGGGCTAAACCTACTTCTGCAATTCTAGCATTTAAAAGTCTTTCTCTTCTTTCAGCTTCTTCACCACTAACCCCTGCTAATTGTTCTTGAACGTATAAAGTCTGAGCTAATTCTTCTCGGTTCATACCAACTGCTTTAGCTAAAGCTTCTTGTTGGATTCTATTTAATTCACCAAATTCAGCAGCAGTACCAAAATTAGCAGCTATTTCTTCAGATAAAGTAGCTACATCATTATTTAATGCAGCAAATCTTGCTCTTTCTAAATTAAGTTCTTTACCAATTAATAATTCAGCTGATAATTCGTCTTCAATAGAAGATTCGAATTGGAGGATTGAGCCTGCTATAGCTTCTACTTTAGATAATTCCATACCTAATGCTTTAGCAGTTGTAACAGCTTCAGTAATAGCTTCTGTACTTTGACCTAAGGATAATGTTGTAGCTGCAGATACTTTAGAAATTTCTTTTAGTATGTCTCTTTCATTTAATACTACCCCTAATCTTGTAGATGAAACTGAAGCTTGGGCTAATACTTCTTTAGTAATAGTCTCCATTTCTTTCCCAGTGGTAGCTGAGAGTTTGAATATACCTGCTAATTCTTCATTAGTAAAACCTGCGGCTTCACGTAATTTAGTCATAGTAACTAGTTGGTCTTCAGTTAACATAACAGAAGTTCCTAAAAGACTATTAATAAATCCTTGAGTTTCAGCAATTTTAGTTGTAGTAACATAAACACTATTACTAGAATTAGCCATAGTATTAAAACTATTCACTACACCCAAACTTTCTTGGTATGTAAGATTCATACTTTTAGCTAAATCACCGGTAGCTTTATCAACTTTAAGAACAGAAGCTACAAATTGTAATAATATGAAGTTTTTTAAGAATTTACCTAATGCACTAAAGGCAGCTTTTACTGGAGAGGCAAAACTCATCCCTAAAGATTTCATACGAGCTAATGCCGCAGTACCTGTTAAAAGTTCACCATCTTTATCTTTTAATTGATCTTGAAGGTCTTTTGGAAGACCACCCATAAACTTTTTATTTAAGCCTCCGGGCATTTTTGTACCTTTTTTATAGGCTTCTAAATTTTTATCTAATAAACTTCTTTGTTCTTTACCGCCTAATTCTTTTTGGAAAATTAAAGCTTCTCTATATGCGTCTGCAGCTTGGTTAAATCCAGGTAATAGTTCTCTTAATCCTGGGATTAGGTTTACTATTTTTTTCATGGTATCAAAAATAGATAAAAACCCATCGTTTTGAATAGCTTTAGTGATTTTTTCTACATTACTTAATTCTTTTTGAAGTTTTTTAGCTGCCTCTACTTGGTTAAGAATATTATCTTGAATAGCTTTATTTAACTTTTCATCTTCTGAGTATGTTTCTTGTGCTGCTTTTTGTAAAAAATTAATATTTTTAGTAAGTTTTACTCTATCTTTAGCTATCTTATCTAATAATTTTTGAGTACCTAATTCACTAGCAGTAACTGATTGGAGGGAGCGAGCAATTCCTAAGTTCTGATTAGCTGCTTTATTAAGTTCTTTACGTCTAGCTAACCTTTTTAGTTCGCCATCTTTTTGTTTATCAGCTAAATTAAGATTGTCACGAAGAATATCATTTTCAAGTTGTAGCTCTTCAGCAACTTCTCCTTCAAACACAACTCTTTGTTGTGCTTGTTTTTTAAGTTGTTCATAGATACTATACTGAACGTCTAATAATTCGTTTTGCCTATTAGTATTTTGAATCTCTTTTTCGCTAGCCATATAGGATTATTTGTTATAAATATTGAAAGCGTCAATTTCTCGACGCTTTCGTATTATAAGATGCTGGGGGTTTGGCGTTCTTTAAGAATTGGGGTGATTTTACTTTACCATCAGTACCTACTAATGTTTGAGAATTACCACTTTTAGCTTCCTCCATTTGTTTCTTTTCTTCCTCATAAAAGTCTTTTATTTGTTTAAAAGTAAATTTACGAAGCCAAATAGGCATATTATAAATAGTATGCCAATCATACCCACCTTTACCATGAAAGATTATTTGGTGGATTTGAGTAAATAGATTTAGCCTAAATTCAGAAGCTATATCAAATGTCAGGCCAAAAAAAGTTAAGCCCAATTGGGATAGTGACCTCCTCACCACTATCTAAAATATATGACATATCTACATCAGGTTGGACTTCTTTCATGTGTTCTCTTAGAGCACGAGAATCCTTAGCTAATAGATAATTGTCAACAAATTCACGGATAGTTTTAGTTTCACTATCTCCTCCTACTGAAGTAATAATATATTTTAAACGGGTAGATAATTCGGCAGAAGATGATTTATCAATTTTCTTTAATGATTCTAATTCACGATTAATCTTTTTTTCATCATGACCTGTTAACATTTTATAGGTAATTGGGACTCCACTAGTAGGTAAAGTAAATGAAAATTCATTTACACCTTGTTGGATTGAAGATTCATCGAAAGGTTTTGCATCTAATTCAGTTAAATCAACTGTATATTCCATTCCATTGTATTCGAAGGAATAATCTTTACCATAACCTAAGATACGAGCAGCCATAAAGAGAGCATTTTTGTCTCCTACAACTAAATCATCATAATTAACATTTTTATCTATGATAAGAGATTGCAATAGTTTATCTAATACAATACCTTTTTGAATATATGCTTGGTTAGAAAGAATATCTTCTTCCTTAGCTGTCATATATTTCATTTCTACAGTACCCTCTGATAATGGGTTATCCTGTGGATAGATTAATCCTTTTGAAGGTAGTTCTACTACTTCGGTTGGAAATTTAAATTCACTCATAATTTTTATTAGTTATAACTTTAATACGTGTATACGTATCTAATATAAAAAAGAGCTTGACATTAGCCAAGCTCCTTTTAAAAATATTACGAAATTTTCTTAGAAATTTAAGATACAGTAATCTGGTTGTACTGTCATCGTTAGGTTGATAGCAGTATTTTCTGTATCCCAACCGTATTCACCGAAGTTAGATTCAGTAATTAAGGCACCTTTAATAATCCATTCAGAAACTACATCACCTACAGGACCTAATACGTTAAATGTTAAGTCTTTCTTGTAGAAATCTGAGTAACCATCTCTACCGGTTACAGATTCGTGGTGTAATCTTACCCACTCCATTACTGCTTGAGCACCTGAAGGAGTAATTGGATCAAATAATGTGAACTGAATTGTATTCCAAGTTGTTTTACCCTTAACAAAACGTTGTACGTTAATATGATTTAGGGCTACTGTTCCTTGAGTTAAACTTACAGCGCCTACACCTTTTACAATGTATGCTGGGAATCCATCCATATACATGATGAACCTGTTCGCTTGTTTTGGTTCAAACGCTGTAAAGAAAATTTCGTTAGGATCTAATACTGCCATTTTGCGTTATATTATTTTATTCTATTATAAATATTAACTTTTTTACTTCTTACGCTGGGAATGTTGCACCCGTTGGTAATACGTTAAAGTCTAGGTAAATAAACTCAGCTGTTCTTGTTGGTTGTAAGTAAATAGCACCTACTAACTGGTTTCTATCAATTACATCTGGAGTGTTATTTGAATCATCCATTACTACTTTGAACGCGTATAAACCTTGTCTTTGTTGTACACTTTCTAAGTATGGGTTAACTGCTGCTAAGAAGTTATTTCTTGTAGCTGCTGTATTTTGTTCAAATACTAAGTTTTGAGCTACTTGACCAATAAATCCTTTAAGAGCAATTAATAATCTTCTAACATTTACTCTATCTAAAGCTGAAGCTTGTTTTTGTAGTGTTTTCTGACCGTATACTACAACACCAGTTCCAGGGAATGAAGCGATTGGGTTAACATTTGCTTCGTATAAAGTATCTCTGTTAGCTGCTGTTAATTGTCTTTCAGCGCGTACTACGTTAGTTAAACCTCCTCTGTTGATACCTGCTGGGGCAAACCATGGCTCGCTTACACTGTCGTTATATGCGTAAACTCCTGCAATCATAGTTGAAGCTGGTACCCAAACATTTTGTAATAAGTCTGGATCTGCTACTTGTAACCATGGCCAGTACATTGCTGCATATGATGTATTTCTTTCACCTGCTTCTTGAACTGCAGATGTAATACTTGATGCATACGTTACTGGGTCAATTACTAAGATGCTATCGCCTCTTCCTTGAGTATTATTAATAGCAGTAGTAATTTGAGAAGTATGAGATGTGTTAGTTAAACCTGGGAGGAATAATGCGTTAAATTGGTAATTATCTTGGTTAGATAATAAATTTAACATATTAGTGTAATCACTACCTACTAGACCTTGTGAATCTGTACTATCAATATTTTGGTACATATTCATAGTTCTACTTGTAGGAATTACATTACCTACACCACCTGCAAATGAACCATTGTATGAACCTGATCCTGGGGTTGGGATAGATCCAGTAAATTCAGCTTTAGCATTACCTGCATTATCTAAATAGTTTGGAGTAGTCGTTACTGATTTAACTCTTACATATCTAGAAGCATTTGCGTATGAACCTGAAACTTGTAAGTAATTATCAGCTGCAATATAGTTAAGCTTTTCATCACCAATAACTCTACTAACAAAGTTATCTTGAGTTGGATCTAAAGATAAGTTATTCCAAGATTCTAATACTACTTTATTATTTTGAGTATCATCACCTCTTCTAATTATTAAAGAGAAAGTACCTGAAGATGTGTTGTTTGTTGTAACTTCCCATCTTACGTTATCAGCTGAACCAGATTCCATAGCATTATCCGCTAATACTGAACCTGTATTGTTTCCAATAACACCTCTATCAATAGTTTCTAATTCTAATACTGTAGTTTCAGTTGTTGTGTTTGAACCACCACCTGCTACAGTTAAGCTAGTACCATCTGAACCAGTTGAAAAGGAAGTTGATGAACCTGTTACAAATGTTACACCATTAAATCCAGTACCTGCTACTGAAGATGTAATTGATAGAACACCACTACCTTCATCTACCACATCAATAACTGAGCTTATTACAGCATCAACTTTAGTTTCTAAGAAACCAGCGTATGCTGTTGATGTTGAACCTGTAGATACAAAATATAAAGGAGCTTGATCTGCTGGTAAACCATCTACAGGATCTGCTGCTACGAATCTGTACGTAGTACCATCATGAGTAAATTTAAACTCATCATCTACGTTAGTACCAAACTCACTAGCACCGGCTAGGGTAAAATCAATACTTGCTGTTGCTGAAACATCACCTACAGTTGATCCTGCTGTGACACTTGCTGAAGCATAGTTCCAAGTTGATGGGTTAGATACTACTCTAGTTACTAATAAAGCGTTACCACCATTGTTAAAATAGTTGTAAGCTGCAATTGAAGTGAAGAATGTATAGTCTATACTACCACTTTCAAATGTTGTTCCGAATCTGTTTTGATAATCACTGTAAGATGTAACAATCGTAGGTTGCTCTACAGGACCTTTTACTGCGGGACCTACGATAGCAGCTCCTACCTGAACAGGTTGCTGCGTGATAAATGACTGGTCATTCTCTCTTGCTAATACACCAGGTGATACTAATGTTTCTGCCATTGTGTTAGAATTATTATTTTGTTATAAATATTCAAGAGAGACTCAAAAATTAATCTGTTTTGATAAACTCTCCTGTTTCTATGTTGATGTTTCCGTCTCCGTATTTTTGTTGGAGTTGTTCACCAAGTTTATTACTAGCTATTTTTAGTTTTGCTATTTCTTGCTTTAACTCTTCTTTTTGTAAAAGCAAAGTTTGAACTTGGAATTCAATACGACCGAATTGATCTACTAAATCTATTTCTGTTTGTTGGATATTTTTAATAGTATCTAATTCACTTTTTTCCAATAACACTTTTTCCATGATAATAAATATTATATAATTTTATATTATTTCAATAATTTTTTAATTTCTGCAAATACTCTACTTGGTTGAATAGATTTTTGACAAATGTGTTGATTTTCAGTTCCCTTCCAAATAGGACACCAATCCCAATCACCAGCATCAAATGAGAAATTTGGGTTAACCCAACACGAATTACATACTGATTCATTACGTATTCTAGTAACTTTTGTTTGGAATTCATGTTCTGCAGAAGTAAAGTTATTAAGCATAACTGTACGTTTCTTTAACGCCCAATTAAACCAAGCTAAACCTGAACTTAGTCCTATAAATAGGTTAGCGTGCAACATATAGTTGGCTACTACATCAAATGGTTGACCCCATGAATTTATAGTGTTAGGAATTTCAAATTTATCTTTAGTTAAACAAACTACTTGATACCCAGCTTGATTTAATAATTTAGCTAAGACTGTCCAGTAAGTATAGGGCCATTCTTTACAACCTGCTGTTGATTGTGGAGCAATAACTACATATTTACCTTTAATAGGCCTTTCTTGTTTTTGGAAATCAATCCCATAATTTACTTCCTCAAATTCTAATCCTAAAATATCAGTAGCTGTTTGTTGTAAAGGGAATAGATTTACTTGGTTTGGGTGTTTGTTTTTATTTTTCCATAACCCAGTATCATCATTTCTAAACCAACCGATTTTATATTTTGCCTTAATATTAGGTGATGTACTGCCTGGTTCTATAAATTCAATATCTTTATATGCTTCTAGGTTTTTAAACCAATTATTATGGAATGTAGATAAAACTACTTTACAATTATGCTTTTTAGCAAATTCAACTGCATAAGGAGTCCATGCTAAAGTATCACCTATAGATTTAGACTCTAAAGAAATTAATACTCTTTCATTTTCTATACTAAATTCATCTACAATAACACCATTTATTCTAATAACCCATTCTGTGTAGTATTCTCTAGCACATGATGTCCACATATTATTACTAATAGTATTACTATAAATAATTTTATCTGTAGCTTTATCAATAAATTCTATAAAATATTCTATTTTCTCATCACCTAAAACTTCTACTTTAGGACCTTCTAAGTATGAAATTTGAATTTGGTTAGGTTTTGGTTTTGGTGGTACATAACTATCCATAAATTCTTGGATAGTATCTCTACCGATCTCTGCTACTCTTTCCCAGTTAAAATCTCTATGGATTAATTTAGCTTCTTCTAATGCTCGTTTTTTATGGTCAGTATAATTTTCATAAGCATCACGCATTACACGAGCTAAATCTTCAAAATCGGGCTCATAATAATTCCCAGGTACATGGTTACCCTCTAACATTTTAGCATATCGGGAATATGTGTTATTTTGAGTAGATCTTTCACCTAATACTTTTACTGGTAATCCTTTACCTTCAGCAAATTCCATTTGTGCTGAACAAGCTGAGTATATAGAAGGGGTACCACAAGCCATAGCTTCAATTAGTGGTAGATTCCACCCTTCAGCTCTAGCACATGATAAGAATACATGACCATTTTTTAAGTAAGTAATATAATCTTCTCTTGAAGGAAAATGTTTGATTTTTAAACGTGGATCTTCTAAATCAAATCCTTTAAGTCTGTCTTCGGTTGTTTCAAAACCATCAACATCTTTACCCCACATATTATCAATAGATAAAATTAGATCTACTGGTTCTTCTGGTTTAAATTCTTTAAGGAAGGTTTCAATAATTTCTTTTGTAGATTTTCTATAATCCCAACGACCAAATAGAATAAACTTAAATCTACCATCTACATAATCTAATACTGTTTGAGGGTCTTCTGGGTAGAAAGTATCTATATCTACTCCTTCAGGTACTACCTTTACTTTACCAGGATCTGCTCCTTGTTTAATAGTACATTCTGCTTGCCATTTTGAAGGTACCCATAATTGGTCAAATTCTTTCCATTTATTAAAAAATCCTTCAGGTTGTTCTGTAGATTCCCATACGTTATAACCAATTTTAGGACCTTGATAGTTTTGATAGAAATAATGATGGTTAGTTTCCATCAAAATTAAATTAATATTATGGTCAAAATCTTTACCATAATTACTATACATTCTTCTATCCTCTAATTTATTTTTACTATTAAATACAGTTTGAGTATGAAGAATTTCTTTATCTTGATCTGTAAGGTATTTTTCATCGTTATGAGGTTCATCACTCATACCATCCCAACCGCTACCAACAGTAAAGTTTCTGAATTTTAATGGGAAATATTTTGAAATGCCTCTAAAGAAATCGCGGGTATGGTTATTATACCCTGTAGTACCTACATAAGGACCGTGTCCAAATATTTTGGGTTGTTTCATATAGAACTTTTATAATTTTAATTGTAACTAAATGTATGAAGGGGGGATTAACCCCCCTACTTACTTTTTATTTTTCGTTAATCTTTTTCTCTAAGACTTCGATTTTAGCATTCAGTTCTTTAACTGATTCGATTAACACTGCTACTAATTTATCGTATTTAACAGCTTTGTATCCTGTTTTTGCTCTAGTTTCTACTAATTCTGGGAATACAGCTTCTACTTCTTGAGCAATTACACCAACATCAGCTCCTTCATTAGCATGAATTTCTTTGTTTTTATTTTCTTCAAATTCTAACCAATCAAAAGTAACACCGTTTAACATACTTACCTTTTCTAAAGGATTTTGAATGTTTACTATGTTTGTTTTTAATCTTCTATCTGAAGAATAGTAAGCAATAACGTCATTAGTTGCTCTAATTAATCCATCTGTTGTAGTTGAAGTAGTAGCACCAACAATTAGACCACCACCATCAATATAGGTGTAACCATCGTCCCATTGCTGTACTAAAGTACCGTCAAATCCAGTAATTCGAGTACTAAATGAATCACCACCATTATTAATATTAAATGGGTTATTCCCACCCATACTAACAGAATTTATGACTAAATTAGTACCATTAAATGTTAAATTAGATTCACCATTAATAGTAGCTGTACCAGTTGCTGTTAATACTCTATTATTTGAATTATTGGTAATAGTTGTAGTACCTGAAGAACCGGATGTACCAGAAGAACCAGATGTACCATCATTACCGTTATTACCGTTATTTCCTGAGGTACCTGAAGTACCTGAGCTACCTGATGATCCTGAAGTACCGTCGTTACCGTCGTTACCATTGTTTCCTGAGTTTCCTGAGGTACCTGAAGTACCTGAGCTACCTGATGATCCTGAAGTACCGTCGTTACCATCGTTACCATTGTTACCTGAGTTTCCTGAGGTACCTGAAGTACCTGAGCTACCTGATGATCCTGAAGTACCGTCGTTACCATCGTTACCATTGTTACCTGAGTTTCCTGAGGTACCTGAAGTACCAGATGAACCAGAAGAACCTGATGATCCATCGTTACCATCGTTACCATCGTTACCTGAGTTTCCTGAGGTACCTGAAGTACCAGATGAACCAGAAGAACCTGATGATCCATCGTTACCATCGTTACCTGAGTTACCTGAAGTACCTGAAGTACCAGATGAACCAGAAGAACCTGATGATCCGTCGTTACCGTCGTTTCCTGAGTTACCTGAAGTACCTGAAGTACCTGAAGAACCTGATGAGCCTGAGGTACCAGAGTTCCCTGAAACACCTGAAGTACCTGAGCTACCTGAGGTACCTGATGAACCGCTAGAGCCTGAAGTACCATTATTTCCTGAGTTACCACTTGTACCTGATGTACCTGAAGAGCCTGATGAGCCTGAGCTACCTGAATTTCCTGAAGTACCAGATGTACCTGAAGAACCTGAACTACCTGATGAACCAGAATTTCCTGAAGTACCAGATGTACCTGATGAACCACTAGAGCCTGAAGTACCATTATTTCCTGAGTTACCACTTGTACCTGATGTACCTGAAGAGCCTGATGAACCTGAGGTACCAGCATTACCTGAAGTACCAGATGTACCTGAGCTACCTGATGAACCTGAACTACCTGAATTTCCTGAAGTACCTGATGTACCAGAAGAACCTGAGCTACCTGATGAGCCTGAATTACCTGATGAACCTGAAGTACCTGATGAACCGCTTGAACCATCTACACCTGAAGTACCTGAAGATCCTGAAGAACCAGAAGTACCTGAAGAACCAGAAGTACCTGAAGAACCTGAAGATCCATCTACACCTGAGGTACCTGAAGTACCATCAGCTCCATTTACTCCTGATAGACCCGATGTACCTGAAGTACCTGATGAGCCCGAACTACCTGATGAACCATCGGTACCTGATGTACCTGATGAACCACTAGAGCCTGAAGTACCTGAAGTACCAGAGCTACCACTTGAACCTGAAGTTCCTGATGATCCTGAACTACCTGAAGTACCATCAGAACCTGAGGTACCAGATGAGCCTGAAGTACCTGAACTTCCTGAAGTACCTGATGTACCAGATGAGCCTGATGAGCCTGAGCTACCTGAATTTCCTGATGTACCACTTGAACCTGAAGTACCTGAAGTACCAGAAGAGCCTGAGCTACCTGATGTACCATCATTACCATCAACACCTGAGGTACCTGATGTACCTGATGAACCAGAACTGCCTGATGAACCATCATTACCATCTATACCTGAAGTACCTGATGTACCTGAAGAGCCTGATGAGCCCGATGAACCATTATTTCCAGAATTACCTGAAGTACCTGAAGTACCAGAAGAGCCTGAGCTACCTGATGTACCATCATTACCATCAACACCTGAGGTACCTGATGTACCTGATGAGCCTGATGAGCCTGATGAACCATCGGCACCTGATGTACCAGATGTACCTGATGAACCAGAGCTACCTGAAGTACCTGATGAACCACTAGAACCTGAACTACCCGAAGTACCAGATGAGCCTGAAGTACCTGATGTACCTGATGAACCTGATGAACCTGATGAACCGTCAGCACCCGATGTACCAGATGAGCCTGAACTACCTGAGGTACCTGAACTTCCTGAAGTACCTGATGAGCCGCTTGAACCTGAGCTACCTGAATTTCCTGAAGTACCTGATGTGCCTGAAGAACCTGAACTACCTGAATTTCCTGAAGTACCTGAGCTACCTGATGTGCCTGAAGAACCTGAGCTACCTGAATTTCCTGAAGTACCTGAGCTACCTGATGTGCCTGAAGAACCAGATGAACCTGAATTTCCAGAAGTACCTGAGCTACCTGATGTACCTGATGAACCAGATGAGCCTGAACTACCTGAATTTCCTGAAGTACCCGAAGAACCTGAAGTGCCTGACGAGCCAGATGAGCCTGAGCTACCTGATGTACCAGATGAGCCTGAACTACCTGATGTACCTGAATTACCTGATGTACCTGAACTACCCGATGTACCCGAAGAGCCTGAACTACCTGAGGTACCTGAACTTCCTGAAGTACCTGATGAGCCAGATGAGCCTGAGCTACCTGATGTGCCTGAAGAGCCTGATGAGCCTGAAGTACCTGAGCTACCTGAGGTACCTGATGAACCTGAGCTACCTGAATTTCCTGATGTGCCCGAAGAACCTGAAGTGCCTGATGAGCCAGATGAGCCTGAGCTACCTGATGTGCCAGATGAGCCCGAACTACCTGATGAACCAGATGTGCCTGAAGAGCCTGATGAGCCTGAACTACCTGATGTACCCGAAGAGCCTGAAGAACCTGAGTTACCTGAAGTACCTGAAGAACCAGATGAGCCTGAGTTACCGGATGTACCAGAAGAGCCTGATGTACCTGATGAACCAGAGCTACCTGATGAACCTGATGTACCAGATGAGCCTGATGAACCTGAACTACCTGAAGTACCTGAAGAGCCTGAAGAGCCTGAGCTACCTGAAGTACCTGAGCTACCGGATGAACCTGAATTTCCTGATGTACCTGAGCTACCAGAAGTACCCGAACTACCACTTGAACCTGAGGTACCTGAAGTACCTGATACTCCATCTACACCTGAAGTACCTGATGAGCCGCTTGAGCCTGAATTACCGGAAGATCCGCTTGTACCAGAAGATCCTGAAGATCCGCTTGTACCAGAAAATCCTGAAGTACCTGAAGAACCACTTGAACCCGAACTGCCCGAAGTGCCAGATGAACCTGAGCTACCTGATGAACCAGATGTGCCTGAAGATCCTGAAGATCCGCTTGTACCAGAAGATCCTGAAGTACCTGAAGAACCAGATGAACCTGAGCTTCCTGAAGTACCTGAAGAACCACTAGAGCCTGATGAACCAGATGTGCCTGAAGAGCCTGATGAGCCTGAAGTACCTGAGCTACCTGAGGTACCTGAAGAACCACTTGAACCCGAACTGCCCGAAGTGCCAGATGAACCTGAGCTACCTGATGAACCAGATGTGCCTGAAGATCCTGATGAGCCTGAGCTGCCTGATGTACCTGAAGAGCCTGATGAGCCTGAGCTACCTGATGTACCTGATGAGCCTGAACTACCAGAAGTACCTGATGAAGCTGCTGCTTCTTTTTTACCTATTTGTCCATCACTTTTTAATACTAATACTGTATTTTCCGTGTTAGCTTCGGGAACTTCTGCAGGGACACTATATGCAGAGCCGCTAAAAAATGAAGAGCCTGAAACAATCAGACCTTTCTTAATTCTAAATTCGTTTGCCATGGTTTAATTTTCTGTTTTCATTTCCAACAGGTAATACCGTCGTATCGGAGATACATATTAATTTATTTTGGAAAAATAAAGTGCCCCTCAATGAGGGGCACCTTTTTTTCTATAAAGTTATATATTAAACTTTAAGTCTAGTATTATGGAATACTACTCTAATTGTATCACCAGTACTAGTGTCTACTAGGAGACTAAAGTTACCTCCTGAAGCTGTTACACTGAATACAATTCCGTCAGTATTACCGATATCTGTAGTACTACTTTCAGCTAAAACTGCGCCTGTTGAGTTAGCAGTTACCCTTAAGGTACCTATTAAAAGAGTCAACATTACCACCTTTGTTGTAACCATCTTCTTCGCCGTCTAACCACATTATTCTGG